ATCGCTGGCCAGGACCTCGGGGCGGAGAACCCCAGCGCGCTCGTCATCCTCGCCCGCGTCGGCGAGCGGTGGTGCGCCGTCGCCGAGGCCCACGCGCCGGCGGCGACGGAGGCGGAGTGGTGGGACCACATCCGGCCCCTGCTCGAGCGGTGGAGGCCGGCCCGCATCTACTCCGACCGGAACTTCCCGCAGACGACTAACACGCAGCGACGCGAGCGCGGCCTGCCCATCGTCCTCGCCGACAAGGGGGCCGACAGCGTGGCGGACGGGATCCGCGAGCTCCAGGCCCACCTCCACCGCGGGACGCTCCTGGTGGACGACGCCGCGTGCCCGATGCTCTGGCGGGAGATGCGCGGCTACCGCTGGCAGACCGCACGCGATGGATCCCCGCTCGTCCCCGAGCGCCCGGTCAAGAAGGACGACCACGCGCTCGACGCGCTGCGGTACGCGCTCTACATGTCCGGGCCCCGCCGGCCCCGCCGCCTCCTCGTCGCTGGCGGGTGAGGCCCCAGGGCGCCAACGGTCGGGCCCGATGCCTCTCTTTCGCCGCACCCCCGCGCCTCCCGTGGAGGAGCGCGCTAACGTCGCCGTCGTCGCCTCACCCTCCGGCGTGTTCGGCGGCACCGCCGAGTACCGCCAGCCCGTCGACCGCGCCGGCACCATCGCCGCAGGCCACGACCGGGAGCCGCTCGTCGCCTCCGTCGCCCGGGTCGCCGCCGCACACCTCGCGGACCCGACGATCCGGCTGACGGGCGCGCGCACCGGCACCGGCACCCCCGTCGAGGATCACCCCATCCTCCGCGCGTTCAACACCGTCGCGTCGGCGTCCGTGAGCGCCACCGAGCTGCGGATGTGGGTGAGCTACGGCCTGGACTACGCCGGAGAGTGCTACCTCTACATCACCGCGAACGCGGTCACCCCCATCGTCGGCGGGCGGATGGTCGTGCTGACCGCTGGCGATGTCGTAGACGAGCTCGGCGCCCCGGCGACGGTCGCGGGCTACCGGCTCGAGGACGACGGGGGCCGCCTCATCGCCCGCTTCGACGAGAACGGCCTGGAGCGCGGCGGACCCGGGCGGGTCGTGCGCATCTTTGAGCCCCACCCGCTCAACCCGTGGCGGGCCGATAGCCTCGTCCAGCGCGCGGGGTTGCCCATCGACGTCCTCCACCGCGCCCGCGTCTACACCCGCACCGTGCTCGAGAACGCCGGCGCCGTCGGCGGCGTGCTGGCCATCGACGACGAGGGGGTCGACCAAGAGAGCCTCGACGCCGTGGAGCGCCGGCTCAACGCGGCGCTGCGCGCTCGCCGCGGTGAGTGGCTCGTGGTCAACGCGGCCACGACCGCGACACAACTGTCCCCGCAGGTGGTGGGCGGCCAGTGGGACGCGGTGGCGGACCGCGCGACCGATGACATCCTCGCGGTGTGGCGGATGCCGCCGTCGATGCTGGGCCGCGGTGGCGCCCGAACCTTTGAGAACCAGCGTGTGGAGTTGGCGCAGTGGACGCGCGGCTTCCTCCTCCCCCGCCTGGACCTCATCGCCGCGGCGCTCAACAAGGCGGCGCGGCGCGAGGGGTTTGAGGTCGCGTGGGACACCTCGGGCCTCGAGGTGCTCGCCGGCGACTACGACAAAGGCGCGCAGCGCGGCGCGGCTCTGTTCCAGGCGGGTGTCATCACCACCAACGAATTTCGCGCGCTGGCGGGCCTGCCGCCGCTGGCGGGCCCCGAGGGCGACGAACTCCGCGGGGCAGCCGCCGCCGAGCGCCTCGAGCTCGTCGAGGCCGTGCAGAAGGTCTACCTGGGCGTCGGCACAGTCCTGACGGCGGAGGAGGCCCGCGCCATCCTGAACGGCTACGGCGCCGATCTTGCGCCCGGTGTCGTGCCCACACCTGCCACCCCAGCGCCTACGCGGGAGGATGATGCCGCCCCTTTCGACCGGGCGGCGCCTGAGCTCGCCGAGCGGGCCCGCCGCCTCCCGGCGCTGTGGGAGACGGCGTACGAGCGCGCGGTGCGGGACGGCGAGGACCGCCTCGCCGAGTGGTTCCAGGACTACATCAACCGGATTGAGCGCAACGCTCAAGGCGCCCTCCGTCGGCGGCTCGGCCTGGACCGCGCCGAGGGGGACGAGGTTCCAGCCGTCGCCGCGGATGAGCTCCTCGACGTGGGCAAGCGTGACGCCGAGTTGGCCGCGGACCTCCCCGCAGTGCTCGAGGCAGAGGTGGAGCAGGTGCTTGACGCACTTGGTGATGCAGTGCGTCAAGCAGGCGGTGACACCGAGGCCTGGGAGAGCTCGCTGAATGCGGCGCGCCGGCGGCTCACCGCGGCCCTGACCGAACGCGTCGGCACCCTGACGGGGCTCGAGGGCATCAACGCCAACCTGGCCGACGACGTGGGCCGGGCTTTGCGCGCCGGCTACGAGGCTGGCGACGGCGTGCCGCAGCTCGCCGCCCGCGTGCGCGACGCGTTCGCCGCGACCGGCGCCGATGAGCCCCCGGCGTGGCGGGCCCGCACCATCGCCCGCACCGAGGCAAACAGCGTGGCGAACAACAGCGCCTACACGCAGATGGTCGAGAGCGGCGTGGTCCGTCGGGTGAAGTGGTACTCCGTCGCCGATGTCAGGACGCGCGATAGCCACGCCGAGGCGAACGGCGAGGAGCGAGACATTGGCGTCGACTTCAGCATCGGCGGCTACCCCGCGGCCCGCCCGCACGATCCGCGCCTCCCCGCGTCGGAGTGCGTGAACTGCCGCTGCCGCCTCATCCCCATCGTCTGACGCGCCGAGTGCCGTGCCCGCCGCGGCGGGCACGGTCGCCTCGTGCCTATTCCACTCGATGCCTGGTGGCGCCTGCTCACACCGCCGGTGCCACAGCTGATGAGTTGCCGGGAGGTCGAGGGCCTGTGGGAGCTCGTGGCCGACGGCATAACGGTGGGCTACTTCTACACCGAGGCGGCGGCGAGATGGGTGGTGGCCGCCCACGATGCGCTGGCCTTCATCCTCGTAGAGCTCGAGGAGGCGCTCATCGTCCGGGACCTGGCGCTCGGCATCCTGGCGCGGGTGGCCCCGGACGAGGCGCGGCAGGTGTGGGTGACCGAGCAGCCCGAACCGTGGACCAACAGCTTGGGGGACGTGGTCGAGCGTGCGCTCGCCGAGGGCCGCATCGACGACGGGCGCGACGGCGACGCGCCGTTCTGACCTGGCAAGTAGCTGACAGCCAAGTTGCGATCGGTCCCAAGCCGCAGACTGTATGGAACACGACAACCGAGGCGGTGAGCCTCCAGCACTCGGCCCGAACGGGCCCGGCGCGGGGCGCTCACATGGAGCTCCCCCCGGCTGACGCCGGCGTTCAAGGGAGCACAGCAATGAAGGGTCCCGATGGGATGGAGTACGTCACGGCACCGTGGCTCGAGAACCAAGGTCTCAGCTTCGAGGCCACGATCAACCTGTGGGAGCGGGTCGTCTCCCGCTTGGAGCCGCTCCGCGATCTGAGCAAGCGCTACCCCGAGGCGGCGCAGGCCCGGCTGATCCCGGCCATCGAGGATGTCCTGCTGATGATGGGCGCCGCGGGCGTCCGCATCGGATCGGACGATTTCCCCGCCGTGATGAGCACGCTCGCCGGGCTCGCCGGAGCTCGGGCCACGAGCCGGAGGGTGATGTAAGGCACCCGAAACCTGACGCACACCGCCCGCCCCACACCAGGGGCGGGCGGTTCCGTTGCGCCAACGGTGCGCCACATGGAGCCCACCACCGCCGAGCTCATCGAGCGCGCATCCACCATCACCCACCGCACCGACGAAGGGGGCCGGCGCATCTACTGGGCGCTCGCCTACGAGGAGGGTGTGGTCGACAGCTACTCGACGACGCTGGCGCGCGGCGCCTTCGATGGGGTCACGACCGCGGACTTCCGGATTCTCGTCGCCCACCAGCGCGACACCGACCCCGTCGGCAAGCCGGTGGAGCTGACCTACACCGACCGCGGCTTGGAGGTTGGGTTCGTGTTCGCCGATACCGACCGCGCCCGCGAGGTCGAGGCGCTGGTGGCCGGCGGCTTCTACCGCGCCGTGTCCGTCGGGTTCGTCCCCGTCGAGGGCGCGATCAGCACACGGGACGACGGCGTGGTCGTCTACGAGCGCGCCGAGCTCAAGGAGCTTTCGCTCGTCAACGTCCCGGCCAGCGCTGGCGCGACCATCGACCTCACCCGCGCGCTGGAGTGGCGGACCACCGACCCGTACGAGGAAGCCGCAGCCGAGGCGGCGGTCGACGCTGGCGAGCCTGCAGAGGTGGTCGAGCGCGCGTGTGACGCGTGCGAGTGCGGAGACGACACCGACGACGAGGACGCGCCCGCGGAGCCCGCGGAAGTCGCGCCAACGGTGGACGACGCAGCCCGGACCGCCCGGGCGGCACGCCTGACGCGGCGACGCTGACGGCACGCTCGTCCGGGAGCCCTTGTGAGGGGGACCGGGGG